ATTTTTTCTTTTGTGCCATAATGTTTGATGAGCTTTGGTTCAAGAGTTTCCTCAAGTTTGGTTATTAGGTCAGAGATTTCAATTTCGATATCTACCTTTACCTTCTTAATGGACGCCTGAGCGACTTTGTTGCCTCGATACATCATATACATACAAGGGTCAAAGATTTCCATATTATGAAGATATTGATCCATATAACCCTGTTTGGTGAGTAGTTTTTCAAGTTCATACCAAGAGGTTAACGTTGAAGCAACATCTTTACAGTTGTAAGTATAAAAAGCATCATAGTCTCGAATCGTTTTCCAATCTTTTCCCTCGTCTTTATAGTAAGGGAGTCGAGTATAGACTGAAGTTAGGTAATCAAGACCTTTCTTGAAGTCCGGATAAAGGTGACTATGAGCTACCATTGTATCGTGCATAGGTCCACGGGATAAGATACCAAGAGTATAGGTTATGTAATGAGCGTCGAAGATTACGTTCTGACCTATTTTAGTAATTTCCGGATCTTCAAGAATTCTTGCGATAGCAGCCCAAGTTCTTGTTTCGTTAGCATTGTTATAGGTAGCCACGGGGATGCAGATTGACTCCATTGGGTTAACTGAGAAACCAATGCAATTAATTTGCAACGAGCCATCAACTTCAATGTCGTAACAGATGGCTTTTTCTTTAGACGCTTTCTCAAGCCATGAAATAGCGAATTCTGCCGATGGATTGATGATATAGTTCCATTCGGGTAGTTGGAGTTCAGGGAATGTCGCATCACGTTTTACTCTTGAAAGATCGTTTATAGTAACCAATTTAGAGATATAATTTCCTTTAAGGATGAAGGAAGGGTGAAGGATAGGGATAATTTTTCGTCCGGGAAGCAGGGAGGATGGATAGATAGAACCTCGAATTTTTGTAATATCGTTTCGACCTATAAGAGCTTGTGCCGCGACTGCTCCAACTGCTACGATTACATTTGCTGTTGTGTCAGTTAGTTCTTCTTTAAGGAGTTCGAGATATGCGTCAGCGCGTTCTGTGAATTGTCCTTTGAAAAAGAAGGGGGCTATCTTGTTCCCTACAGGACGTTCTTTGATGACATTTGTCATATAACATGCATCAGGGCTTATCCCTGCCATTTTAAGCATAGAACGAAGCTCACCACCACTCCTACCTACAAAAGGCTTACCTAATGTCTCTTCCATTGTTCCTGGAGCTTCCCCTACGAAGACTATTTTTGACTCAAAAGCTCCAGAGGCTTTAATTAGTTTGGGCATAACTAGTTTTTAAGATAAGATTTCTTACTTCTTGAATAATTTCAAGCGTTTGTTTATCATATCGTATTGACTGTAAACAATCATTTTTCGCGGCATCTAAACGCTCAAGTGTTTCTGTTGGAGCATCTTCTTTAAAGTCTATATAAAAATCTCTTGGTCTAATCATCTTCTTTTAATGGATTTAATTTACAATGATAGCAAGGTTTTGAACAACCACATTCGCCTTCACAAAAGGTTGTGTCGATTTTAACAGGTTTGGTGATTAGTTCTTCCTCTGGTTCCTCTTCATCCATTGGTAAAGGTGCTTTAGGATCGAGAGGATGCCCATAATAATCAGGTTGTGTTATCTCATCCCCTGGACCTGGATAGGTGAGAGGGTTTAGTTTATAAAATCTGCTCATTTCCTCCCCATTTTTCTTTTGGGTCTAAGAGAACATAGAAAATCTAGTTCTAATTGGGCTAGTTGTTTTAAACGAGGGGTTCCTTCTCCTCTATTATTACAATGATCTTTATCATTTTCATATACCCAAGCCACATGCGGAGTATCTAAACAATCTTCTCTACTTGTTCTCTTAGCTACGGGGCATCTTCCACAACCAACATTTAAACAAAGCTTACATAGAAGGTATTCTTTATTAACCCCATTATGTTTTACAATACTTTCCCATTTTTTAATTGAACCTTCGAGGGCTTTTCGTATATTTTCATTCATAAAGTAATCCCTAAATTTTTCATTTTTGCTGCAAGGAGGGTGAGTTTAGTTTTAGTTTTAATTTTCTTTTTCTCTTTCACAAATTGCCTAATAAGGCGTTTCCTTTTGAGGGTGGTTATACGATCACAACGCTCATCATCTGAAAGAGATGTAAAAGGTTCAATAAGATCAGGGAGAGTTTTCATTCCTCAATAACCACCTTAATATTATTATTCCAGAGAGCCGTGTAAACCTCTGTAGGATTCTCTTCTAGTAAATCCATAAAAGAGTTCCAAAGAGTCTCATGAACTTTAGACTTCAAACCATACTGAACTTTTGTACTCATAACCCTTGCGTAGAGCTCCTGCGAAATCATATGAGTTGTACGCTTTTTTCCTTCTTCTGTTTTATATGCCATAATTTCCTATTAACAAGGGAGTTTTTTAGGCTCCCTTTTTAAGGTTAGTCTTTCAGCTTAGGCCAAACGATTTGGTTTTGAGGTTCACCATTTTGATCCGCTCCTACATTTAAACGACCTTTAAATGTTTGTCCTGCAAAATCATCACTGTCATAAACAGGGGGATTTGTATCAGAAATCTCAACACTGGATGCTTGACAAGCTCGTCGAAGAGTTAAGATAAAAAGATGATCCCATTCATAGCCTCCCCCTCGTGGAAGATTAAGGCGTTCATAAACAGGTAAGGCTTCATCCTGATGTTCTACAATAACAACTGTTAAAGTATTCATAGGAAAGCCGTTACTAGATTTTACAAGCTCTGATTTAATAATCTGAAGCTCATAATCTCCTTCCGGTACAGCCTTTGGCTCTACAATATCCAAAGCACCTGCCGGTAATTCAACAATAGGCATTTATTTTTCTCCTTAGAAAAACCGTCTTTTAAGGTTGTTCTAGGATCTCAGACGGTATAAGATCTTAGAAAGGGAAGTAATTAATTTTTAGTAGTCCATTGAACACAAATAGGTTCAGTACCTAAATCGTCTTTTATAGCACAATTAGCAGCAATAGGATGGATGCCCTCTTTAACTAAATTTGCTACTTTTGTATCAACACTAGCACTATAAAGAAGAATACTTCCTAAAATACTGATAATAACCAGTGCAATAATAGTCCAACAAGATAACCAAAATTTTTGTTCTCCGTTCATTAGGTTCCTTTTTAAAATCAATTAACTAAATCATCAATCTCTTCTTGCGACCAAGATTGAATAGGTTCGTTTTCATCCCAATCAGGGAGGTGTTTTAAGGCAAAATCCTTATAGACCGGATCTACTTTTCCAAGTGCATGGATATCTCCTGAAGCCGTGAAGATTAGTTTCTTCTTAGCTAACACAACTGCGTAGGTTCGAATAGGTGAGCCATCTTTATAATCAGGATGTTCGTAGATAAAACCTTCTATGTATGTTGATTTAAGTTGACGAGGTATGGCCTCTTCTACTGGATCAGATACACAACGCCAATTTTCTATTAGGGATACGTCGAATTTGTGTTTCATAGGATTTCTTTGAAATATTGGAGTTCTTCATATTGATCATTTTTACTATCGTCGATAAAAACTGCATCTGGCAAAGTACCTTTCCATCTAAAAACATAAGGGTATCTTCTAAGTCCGCTAAATTTATATAAGAGTCCTTTTGTAAATACCCCTTCTCCATAATAAGGTTCACCACGATAACCCAAAAACTTAAATTTCCTTCTCTGCATATATCTTTTTGGCATCTTATCTCTCCGTATACCAGATTGAAATTATTACCCTATCACTACTACTAATAGATTGTTTTCTATCAAGTATGCGAGGTTTAGGAAAATTTTTATATAATTCCTCAAGACAATTTTCTATTTGTCCTTCTAACAAATGTTTAGTTGATAAAGAACAATCAAATATTCTTATTTTCATTTTCCTAGTCCTAATAATTTACCAAGTCCATACTCAGTAGGGTTTTTGAAATCGTCGATTGTTACATCGATTCGGGAGGAAGGGTTTTTGATGGAAGTTCTGATATATTTCGCTTTGTCATATTTCACAGCTTCTACAAAGTAGCGAAGTTTTCCGGCTTTTTCTTCCATCTCACACCTTAGGACATTATTGAACAATAAAGGTAACTGAGTCTTTAAGGCTCCTACTAAGATAGGATGATTAGCAATTCTTTTTGTTTTGTCATCCTGGAAATAATCATCATGACCTATGAGGATAATGTTTTTATCCAGGGCCACAAGGGTTCTAACTACCTTAAGAAGGGTGATTGATAATGTTGCATAATCACCGATTTCAGGTTGTTGACCGAAACGACGAGCCTGGAAGAGTATTTGATCCATAATACAAGAAGATAACATTGTTGTATTATCTAGACAGATGTTATCATAAGATTCAAAAGTCTTATCATTTATTAAATCAATAAAATCTCTTGCGTAATCATTATAAGCATGAGGGTCTTCTACCTTTGTGATACTTCTTGGGGTAACTGAACCGGATTTTGTAATCCCTTTGGGAGTTAGATCAAGGATATCATGAAAATACGTTGTATAATCTATATCCGCTCCTTCAATAGCCTTAACTGCTCCTGGATCGAAGAGGAAACAGAAGGTCTTACCTGGAAGGGTTAAGATTTGAGAGGTCTTTCCCGTTCCATTTTGACCAAGGAGGAAGATCCTCTCTACCTTTGGGGTTGAATCTTGAGCATTTTTTATGTTCATCTACATCCCCTGTACGATACACATTAATATATACAATCCAAAAAGAATTGCTATGGTCCAGCCTAGACGATTATCTTTGAGGGTTGGTTTATTTGGTTTTTTCATCTTTTAGGGGTTATAATAATAAAGTTAAGTTTAATGTTTTCAGGAACAAAGCCCAAGAATTCTTTATCTTCGACAATATACCATTTATCATCATGTTCATGATATTGAAATAATTTATTACCTTCCCATTTATAAGTATTACACCAAGGAATTCTTTTATAAGACCAAATAGCTATAAATTGGCCTGTTGCAGGTCTTTCTGACACTCTTTTAAATTTTGGACGTTTATCAATACTGATAAAATCAGTGAGCCTAACAGCTTTTACTTTCATCTTCTTTAGGGAGTAAGGATTTTAGGAAATCAATCTCTGCTTGAGCTAAGGAACGTTCTTCGTTGGTTGTTACAAGGTGTGAAAAGTCGTCTTCCTCATCTTCAGGTTTGCCATCCCAATAACCTTCCCAATTCTGGTAAGGTGTATCAGCGCAATCTTCTATTAGGGAGTCTGTCTCAGTTGCTACAGGACAAAAGCTACAGTTTCCACCTATATTACAAAGAGGGCAAGTTGCATCATTTTGATCTAACTCCCCATCTCTATAACCTTCCCATTGCTTGATTGCTTGGAGGAGGGCGGTTTTAATTTTTGGTTTCATTTTTAATAAATTCTTTTAAAATTTTTACGCTTGCTCCATAATGCTTACCAAAGTATAACTGTTTCTTTAGCTGACGGAGTTTTGCCTCTTCGATTTTTTCCACAATTTCATCCCTCTTTTCCAACTTCACCTTCCTATTCTTCAAATGGACATAAGGGTTATAAGGTAGTTTGAACTTACGAGGATCTTTACGAGATCTTCGGACTGAGCGATCTTTTTTAGGGTTTGGGCGTTTAGGCTTGTTCATCTTCTCCTCTTCATACTTAGTTTTCTCTTTGGTAAGAGAGATTTTAAGAAATCTACTTCAGCTTGTGCGAGTTCTTTTGCTTTTGGTGTTGAGGCGTAGTCAGATAATCGATAACCCATATAACCATGCCAAACTGCCCAAGGTGTTCTACGGCAACCAGGATAACCTACTTTTTTCTTTACTGGACAATCCTCACACTGAGGAATATTATCATAAAATCGTACACATAAAGGGCAATCACTGACACCACCATCTCTTTTCTTACCTTCTACAATCAGTTCCCATTTTCTAATAGAACCTAATAAGGTTCTGTGTGTGGAGGGTTTCATAATTCCTCAAATTCTTGTTGAGCTTTTTTAAGCTGTACACCAATTTCGGCTAATGTTAGTAACTTGACAGTTCTAAGAAGTTGTGTTGTATCAAAAGCCTTTGTAGCTACTAAATTTCTTGTTGCCGTATGTAAAGAAAGGTAATCCGTGCTTTGTTTCTTTAAATAACTTAAATCCTCTATCCGTTCAGAAAGTTTCTTAGCTTTTACCAATGTTTCACTTTTCATCTCTATTATACCTCTTTAAGATTTCCATTTTCATCTCATCAGATATGATCAACCCCTTAGAACCATCTTTTTGAATAAAGCCCTCTGGGATAGAATCTTTGTCAAAGGATTCAATAGGAAGGCAGGTTCGACAGATATTAAGATAAGGACAAGAGCCATACATTCCCCAACAAGTTGATTGATTTTTTGGGAAATTGTTAGTCCAGGCATTTTCATTAGTTATTAATTCTCCCGGAAGGACTTGATTAATGTAAAATTGCGTAGCATTATACCAATCTTCTAAACTCTCGTCGATAAATAAAATCGGCTGTCTGATAGTTTTCCTAACCGTTTTATGAACAAGATTCAGGTTCATTGTAATTCCACCGAAGTCTGATCCATAAAGCATTCTACCTGCATAGGCGTATTGATGGACTTGTGGGTCATCTTGCCAATTGTGGATTGCTTTGTATTGAAGACCGTAGTCTTTTGCATATGATGAAGATGTTTTGTGTTCTAGGATATAAATTTTTCCATCAGCTTTAAGGCGATAGACTAAATCGAGCTTACCTATTAGGAAATTAAGATCCTGGAAGTCTACTATGAATTCCTTTTCTGAGGCAATAGGTTCGATAAGTTCGAGCCAATTTAAATTTGAATCATACCAGTGGGTTAAAATAGCTACAAGATTTTCATAATTCCGGAAACCTAGGGAATCTTGCTCGAATGGATCTGTAGGTAGACCGGAGTTTTCCCAAATTTCAGGAAGTTCTTCTAACGTATCATTAAAAGCATAATGCTTTTCGTTATTCTTTAAACAGTTGAAAAAGTTATCCAACGCATCATGAAAAGCCTTTCCAAATGCAGGAGCAGGGGAAAAACCTTCTCTTGTCCAACCAAGGATATAGGATAGATAATATTTCCTGTAGCAGGAACGAATTACGTTGAGACGGGAATTTGAGAAAGTGTTTATGTCTGTTAGGGTTTTCATAGTTGGGTAAATAAGGCAGCATAAATAGTTTTGATAGCAGTGGTTTCTGAACACGCATTCGGATAAAAATTTTTAGTGTAGCGTAATAATACTTCATAAAGATTACTAAATTCTTCTTGGGTAAGATTTAAGGTATAAAAAGTTTTTTCAATTTTTCGCTTCTTACAAGTAGCCATAATAATTTTATTTTAAAAAGACCAACCATCCTATTCAATAGGATCTTTCCTATCGCAACGAAGAACAGGATAGCCAGCCTTTAGGGTTATAGGTTAGACTTCTTCCTCTTCAACTTCCTCTTCACCTGTAAGACCATCAAGTTCTTTCTTTTCATCAGGGGAGAGTTTAGCGATTTCTCGCATGATCTTTTCAGTAGCAGTTAATTTCCTTCTCGATCCATCAGGGAGTTTGAAAGATTCCATAGCATCAGCTACGAGGGCTTCATTGATGACAATCACATCGTTAACGGCTTTTGCAGTCTCTACCGCTTTCCGGACATGGGCTTGTACAGCCCCTCGGATACGAACTTCGAGATTATAAAGGATTGTTTTTTCCCCGAAACGAACTACATTATCTGCAACTGTTTCGTCAATTTCATAAGGGACTATGAGTTCATAGGCTTCGCCTTTTGAATCCTTCGCTTTTACATTGATTTCAAGTTTCTTGGTCATTGGCTTTGTGAGATGGTTTTTATAGGTAGATTTTAAAATTAGGCAACTACCTTTGGCCTATTGCGGGTTTTTGGGGTCTTCTAGTTGGGATTCTTTGTAATACCAATAATCGTTGTAGGCTTTAACAATATAGGAGTATTTCAAATTCGGTTTTAAAGTAACCTTACTGATGATACCAATAGTACTGGCAAGGAATGTAAAATCTAATACTTGTTTAACAACTCTAACATAATCACCTACTTTGAATTTAGGTTCTGGTTTTGGAATTTCTTCTATGGGGTCAAAATTTTCAATAAGATCAGTCTGTAAACATACTCCATTTTGATAAACATTATGACGTATTTCAAAAGGATAGTTAATCTCACCTTCTATATGAGATACAGAAAGTTTTGTACTGCCTAACCACAAAGTCTTCTTAATCATCATCACCTCTTAGGATATCTATAGCATTGTTGCCCTCTTCTGAGCGTTTTTGGATACGTTCTTCGATCTCTCTTTTAATTGCGTCTTCTGTACTATCAGAATCATCAGGGATTAGTTCACCAGCGAAGATATTTTCTATTGCTCCGAGGGATTTTACTTTTGGATTGAGTTTTTTAAGAAGTGTGTGGGCCTCCTCGGGTGTAAGGCGTTTGAGATTTTGTCGATGGAGAGTTGTTTTTATAAGGGAACGGAGAGTCATTAAGATAACACTGGTATATGGCTGATTTTGGACCGTTATACCGCATTCATATAGTAGCCTATAGAGTTCAGCCAGTTCTTGATATGAGAGGCCGATAGAGACTATCGTACGGTCACGTTTGAGATGGGAATTTTTGCTAGGAGGCATATTTGGTAGGATGAAAGGGTTATGTTTTTGGTTAATTTAAGTCTATGTCTCTAATTATACATGAATGGAAAAAGAATGCAAGAACAAAGTAAAATCTTTTAATATATTGTTTTTGGTTTTATGGCATAGTTTTAGGTAAACAAGATCTATGCCAAGGGATAGAAGGTTTAGGGGACTACTATAAAATATTTTTTTCCTACTTCCTTTCTTGTCCATTCAAAAGATGTAAAAGCCGTACTTTTAATTATTGTAGCACCTGTATATCTTTCATCTAAGCCATAAACATAATCTAAGAGTTCCTCCTCTGTAACATCTTCTTCAACTTCAAAAATAGCGGCTCGAAGATTAATACTCTTTACGATGCCCATTCTTTTATTTTTCTCACTCATAAAATTTCTCCTTTATAAAATTAATCAATACAATTCTCTATAACAAGAATATTTAAAATAGTATCTAATTTCTCCGCTTGAAGATCGTCAGAAAGTAATAAACGATCACAAGATTCAAAAATAGCCGGGGCCTCTTGAGGAGGAGCTTTACTAATTTCTCCTCCTTGGGATAGAAACTTTTCCGTTTCTCTTTCTACTTCCTCCCTAAGTTTATCCTTTGTTGATAAGTTTTCCATAGGTATCCTCGTAGGTTTTTATGATTTTATCCTGAGTATCTACAATATCTTTATACTCAACTACCATTTTACGGTAAAAGTCGATAGTACTTTCCAGGCTTTCTATTCTGGCTTTGACTCTTTCCAGACCTTTAAAAGGACTATTAGGATCTAGGACTATTTTCTTTTCGCTCATCCTTCCTCCTCTAAAGGGGTTTCCTCAAGTCTCCACTGATGGATTTTAAGATAGAGTTCTTTATTCTCAATCGTCCTAGGAAGTTCATGACTCTTACAATATTTCGTGAAACCCTTATCAATAAATCGTTTCAAAAGGTCGCTAGGGTCTTCCCTATGTGCTGAATGGGGTTTACCATTGTAGGTGATTATATAGATGTTTTCGGGCATTTTTACCTCTTTATTTTAAGTATCTCTGATAACGTTTCATTATCTCTGCCTTGATTGAAGTTGTCTAAGAACCATCAAACACGCTTTCGGGTTTCGGAATGTTTGGTTTGTTCGCATGCCATTACAGAAGATAGCATAAAGGCCATCTGAACATTGAGTTATACGTCCTCTGCGATCTTTAAGGGTTGTGTATTTATTGTGTTTCATTTTTTATCCTCCTCTGGATAGATTAAGGAATTCAACCAAGGATTATAAGAATCCCACCTTCGAGCAGATTCTTCTTTTCCTGCGTTGTTATGACCTATACAAGGGCCATTTTCTTTAGGTTCTATAAGCCCGCATTCAGCAGGTCTTTTATCAGCAGGGAGTTTACAACCTTTCGAAGTTAGAAAAATACATTCACCGCCCCAAGAAGGATGATAAATAGAACCTTCATAACCTTTTATGGCGGGTCGAATGAAATAGAAACAATAATAAGGCTTGTCTTTTCCATCAAGTGAACCTTCCCAAGAATCAATGCTGTATAAACCGCTTTTTAAAGCCTGAAAAATATTATCGGTATTATAACTAAAATCTTTCGGATAACAGGCACCCGGTATTCCTTTACAACAAACCCCTTTACATTTCGCACAGATAGAAGGCTTTTCATAATAGTTATTTAACCTCATGTCCCCTCCTCGCCATTTCAAGATACTTCAAAACTAACAAATGAAAGTATTTCCATTCGTAGGATGATTTTTTATAAGGTTTTCCCCGTTCATAATAGATACGGGCTAGGTGGATTGATTGAGTCATTTTTTTCCTTCTTTTTCTTTGAAGAAAGGACATCTTCCATGGGTGTTTATATCTCTACAAAAAGGAAGACTTTCTTCCCAAGTATCTGAGAAAGAATCATAGGTTTTAATTTTTGCCGCTCCTGCGCAATGATGATTATACCATATGCCCCTATCTTGCTGTTTTAAAGATTGCAAATATTTACAATTTTTACAAGCTGTCATCCCTTCTCCTTTAACATTTTACGAATTAATCTTACTCTCCATGGTTCAATCCGCAACTTAAAACCTATCCCCGTTAGGATAGAAACTTTAATCAAAGATTGACCGACACGTTCAACAAAATCCTGTAGCTCTCTTGTCCGGACCTTAAAAGGTGGACGCATTAGAGAGTCTTTGATTAGTTTTTGAATACTCATAACTCTCTAATTAAGATTAGTTAAAATATACTCACCGGAGTCAATCTTTGCTTGGGTTTCTTTTTTCGTCTCACCAAGGAATTGATTTCGATATTTTCCGGTAGTGACTGAGTAGTCCCAATATTTTTTATCAAGAAGGATTTGAACACGAGGGCCTCGAATAAAAGTTTTTCTAGCAATAACTGACTTATAGGATTGAAAATAAACATCTCCTTTATCGTCAGTAATCTCAAATTGATTCGCTACTTTGTTTCCTCTTGATGAGGTCATATTTCTAACTTTCATTTTGTCTCCTTAGAATAATTTTCATACTTCTTTTCCATTTCAACCACACAAGTTGAGCAATAATCTCCTTCGATATCCATATGAACACCGCAATCTTGACACGTTTCGTCTGGTTGGATAGCTGACTTCATTGATTGTTGAAGAAGGAAATTTTCCATATAGGTTGAGTAGTTTTGTTTCATTTTGACCTTTTTAGGTTACTTTAAGATTAACAAAATCCTCTTTTGCTTTTTCTTTCAACTCTTTGCAGATTTCCTTATTACCGAATTGGTGAGTCCATATAGGTCTTTCCATGACTTTCTCTGCGTAACCGTGGAAATCTGAGAATTTGCCTAACATAATTCCTGTATAAGCCATTACTATAGCGGCTTCTTGTTTTGTCATAACTTCTCCTTATCTCTCAATTTTCCTTGCAAAACCTACTAACTTCCTATCACGATTCCTCAAGAGTTGATTAACGAAAGTCTTTCCATATTCTTGCAGTCCCTCAATATACTCATCCAAGGCATATGTTATTTGTTCAGTAGTAGTGAAGGTTCTATCTTCTTTAATTTCGATTTCAATTTTAATTAAAGTTGTCATTTTTACCTATTTCATAATTCTCTTAACAAGGCGATCAACAGAACTTTGACTAGTATGTCTCTTAGTCTCCGGTGATTCTTCATAACTCCTTCCATTAACCACACTAGGAGGATAAACAACGGTAGTTTTCCATCTTTTCTTACTAACTTGGCGGATAATGATTTTTGTTCTGGTTAGTTTGTTGAAGTAAGATTTCATAACTCTTCCTCCTCTTTCATAGCTTCGCCTACTAGATATCTCCAATAACTATTCCAATACATTTCAAGGAGTTTTTCTCCCTCTGCGTTTGCCTTGGTCTTTTTAAGATCAGCATAGATTTTTTCTTCTTCTGGTTTCATGATGGGTAACCTTCTAAGGTAATTTTTCCAACGGTATTTCCATTTGTATCCTTTAAGGGTATACCGTGATGAGTTATAAAGAAAGCTCTTTTTGTAGTTTCGCAAGCAAAAACTTGCTTCCTTAATATCTTAGAAACTTCGCCACCACAATTATCATCAAAAGCTGCATTATCTAGGTTAATTTCAATTATTAGTTTCATGATCTAATCTCCGTACTCTCTTCTAATTAAAATATCAATCCTTTCTTTATTCTCTTCGACAAAGGCTAGCAATCTTTTTCCTGATCTTTTCCACTCTTCGCCTAAAATATCATCAGCCATGACTTTGACAGCCCTTTCTAAGTTTGTGATTACGAATTTCATTTTGTCTCCTTAAATACCCAATTACTATCAACAGTCCCTTTCTCTTCTAATTCTATATATCTTTTAGATATACTCTCGGATTCTCTCAACCATCTTCCTAAATAGCGTCTTATCTCTCCAAGGTTTTGTTTATCATGAAAAGTATCACTAGAAAAGAAGCTAGCGTCAATAGTTTCACAAGCATTAATTAAATAGTCTTCTATTTTGTCTCCTTTTCTCATTGTTAACAATACTCCGAGAGCTTCGACTAATCAAAGCCTACGGGCTGGCGTTACTAAGCGCGACGTATTAAAGGATCTGCAATAATTAGGGGTTCACAAGATTCATAGGCAAAGGCTTTGACTACTCTATCTTGTAAAGCTATTGCTTGGACTTCATTTGAACATTGTATAGGGCTTAAACTAAAATTAGAGTCAAATAAACGAACCTCGTAGACCCTGGAATTATCAATTAAAATACATGTTATTATTTGAATTCTCATGGTTCTACTCCTAGATAGGGTTATAGTTTAGTTAGTTCGATGGTTTTTACCTCTTATATATATAGTAGCGAAAACCGTGCCACGGATTACACTCTCTATCTCCTTGATATACTTACACTTTCTTTCCTCTCTCCTTTCCTCCTCTCATTTCTCGACCAGATCGTAGCTTTTCCTCGACAATTTACGTTTTTCTCGACGAATTTGTCTCTATCTCAAAAGTAGGGAAGGGATATCTCACCATTATAAGGGTTTTTTAGAATATTTAAACTATTTTATTTTTGCCGGTAATGTTAATAATAATTAATAATAATTGTGTTCAAGATTATTATTGTTGGGTTCTTCTATTATATCAGTATCTTCCGTCCCAACCATGTTTGTGGTAGGGTGGTTGGTAGACCCCCCATGTCCCAGGGTCCAACCTGGTTGGTTGTTTAGTGGTAAAGTGTGTAAGGGGTGTTTTTAATTAATATATATTTTTATATATAAAGTATATTATCTCTTATTCTTCTTTCTCTCTTCTTTCCAACCATTTAGGAGGTGGGGAGAGGACCCCCCTTCCAACCAGACAACCACAAAGTTGGTTGGGCTTTAGGGTACTGTTATCTATAAGGAATGCAAGAATAATAAAGAGTAACACAATTATTAACCTTTATTATTAACGTTCCACGTCTTTTTTTGAAAGCTTAAAGTAGGGAAAAAGACCTTTACCGTTTTAAAAAGAGGTGTTTAGAAGGGGGAAGGAGGAGGTTTACAGATGGATCTTTCTTAAGGAGACAAGGTTTCAATCTCTTTCCCTTTCCTTCTTACCATACCTAGCTCCTCTTATCTCTCATCCTCGGCCTACTCAGCCCTCTTTACCTCTCAATTCTCTCCTTTCTTCTCTCCTTCTTGTCTCTTCTCCTTATATATGTGTGTATTTCCCCCTTCTCTTGCCCTTTTCCCTCTCCCAACCTGGTAGGTGGTTGGTTGGTTGGGTGGTTGGCCTTTTCCTTTCTCCCCTCCCCTTCCCAAAAGTCATCACCCCCCTGCCTACCCCCGCCGCCGTATTTCTTGGTCTATCTGTGAATTTTTTCAAAAATCTGGAAAAAGGTGCTATTGTTTTTACAAACTTATTAAGGTTGACAAAGAGGGTAGGGGACTGTTATATATAGGATATATAGATAAAAAAGGGGATCAATTATGATTATCGTAAATAAAAAAGCTTTGGACGATTGGCTTTGGAAACACAGATATAATACCTGTATAGGCATAAAGGATAGTTTAGTAGATGAGAGTAACCTATTAGTTAATACTGCTTGGCAAGATACAGTAACAAATGAAAAAATAGCTATTAAATATGCTCAAAGTGAAACAACCGAGGAATATTGGATAACAGGTTTTAGTAAATAACCAAAATCATGAAATCAAAACTTAAAAAACTTTTAGAAAAGGGCAACAACCCCGATCTAATGGAACTCTTAGAAAAGCAACAACATGATCTCGATAGAAAGCCAAGGAATCCTACTTCCCCTTCCTCTCAAGGTCTTAACAAAGATCGTAACAGACGGGGAGATAGGTAAGAATACAATCCTTATAGAGGACCCTACAAAGGTCTTAGGGGATGGGTTACACCTAAAGGAATTAGAAATAGTAGAGATGTTCTTAAGCGGCGAGACTTTTGCTGAAATATCCAGGGAAATCGGAGTCACCCCTCCTACGATTAAGGCTATTTTACAGAAGCCCGCCGCGTTAGAGATTATCACAAAAGAGAAAGATGATTTCGTTTTTGGTCTTGAGGGGTTGAGACGAAAGAGTCATGAGGTATTGGGGGATAGTATGGAGAGAGGGGAGAAAACATCAGATAGGTTAGCGGCAGTGAGATTACTCTATCAAAGAACAGGAGAACTCAACTCTGGGCCTCCTGAGACAACTGAAGATCACGCCAGGAATATTTTTATACAAATCCAAAATCAAAATAAGGGGTAGAAGATGAAACCTAGACCAAGTTGGAAAGCCGATCATGTTTGAATACAAAAGAGAGATCATCCCTGGACTACCTGTTAATGATCCAGAAACTTTTCAAAGATATCTAAATCATTGTGGTAGAGAGGGTTGGGAGTTGGTGAGTGTTCTTACGATGGGGGCTAATAGGGAGTTTTATTTTAAGAGATTGTTAAAAGCAAAAGTAGAAGATGGTCCTAAGGAAGTGCCTGAGAAAAAACCTATCGTTTTAAAACCTCGGTCAGAAGGGATTTCTAAAACAGTAACCAAAAAAGGTCCTGCTAAAGTTATCCTTTTCCCAAAGAAAAAATAACCTCTCATGCTAGCCCCTCTTGTTCAAGATCTTTCTGCTCCTTTATCTGACATATCTCAGGTAATAGAGCAAACCCTTTTAGTTCATGATAAGGAGAGTCTACGTGTTATAGACTTTCTTCTTAATCCTGAGCAAAGGCAATTAGATCTCTCAGTAACAGGAAGGGATATTATAGTCAAACCTCGTCAGTGTGGCATCTCCACATGGCGTGTAGCACAACAGGTTATCAAATGCCTAGTCTATCCAAACTTCAATGCTGTGATGGTTTCACATAATGTTGAGGCTACTGCAAAACTCCTAAAGAAAGCACATTTCTTTATAGACAACTATAAAGGACCTCGGACCAAGTTAAAAAATAAGAACCTTAACACAATAGTCTTTCCCAACGGATCAACACTTTCAATCGGTACAGCTGGTAATCCTAATTTTGGGGTCGGAGATACAGTCCACGATCTCCATTGCTCCGAGATCCCTCTCTGGCCTAAGCCGGAAGATCTAACACAAGGACTTTTTAATGCGGTTCCACGAAATGGAACCCTTACCATGGAAGCTACCGGTCGCCGAGTAGGTTCTTTTTATCATAAATTAACTCTGGCTAATCTCGCCCCCGGAACTCTTTACACAGTTCATTTTTTTGATTGGCTTGATCGACCAGAGTATTCTATAACACTAACGGCTGAAGAGGCTGAGGAGGTCTTATCTAATTTGGATAGTGCGATCGAAGAACCCGAATTTCTTGAAAAGGCACCACAAGCAACAGCTGAACAAGTTTTTTGGCGACGACGAAAGATTTTAGACGAACTACTCGGCGACATTTCGAGATTTAAAAATGAGTACCCTTTAGATTTAGATGATGCTTTTCAATCCCATGGATATGGAATATTTCCTTATGTAAATTATATAAAATCCCCCCGATGGAAGGAGATACAAAATCCTGATTTTATAACAAATTTTTCCAAAAAATACACTCTCCATATCCTCGAAGGGCATCCTAAAAAACGTCTTACTTATGTTGCTGGCGTTGATGTCAGTGGTGGAGTAGGAAAAGACTATTCAACAATTGAGGTAGGCTGTGTGGAAACGAATGAACAAGTGGCCGAGTTTAGAACAAATAAAATCCGTCCTGACGATTTTGCTCACTACATTAAAGATCTTTGTAATTACTTTGGTCCTTGTCTTGTGGTTCCTGAATCTAATAACTATGGACACACTACTATTGACACTCTCAAAGCTATTTACCCTGAAGATCTAATCTGGCAGAGGGAGAGAATGTCAAGTCGGGATGATACGGACTTTGACTTAGCAAGCGGTTTAGGTTATAATACAAATGGGAAGTCAAGAAGTTATGCAATAGGCCTCCTTAGAAGGGATTTGTTTAATAAATATAAAATTTATTCCTTATCCCTTTTTGGAGAACTTTCAACTTTTGTAGAAACAGATTCAGGAAAACTCGAAGCGGACAAGGGGTGCCATGATGATTTAGTCATGGGGGATGCTATGAGAACAGTTGGTTTTCAAGATCTTTATAGATATGTAAATCCTAAGCCTGCTCAAGAAGATACGAAACAATTACCTTTTGGAGGTTTCCAATTAGGTAATATAATTGATGAAATGGAAAATACCCATTCTGATAACAATAACGGTAATCTCTGGTTATAAAAATGGCAACACATAAACGTTTTAATAGAAAAGTTTGGGCTTGTAAAAAAGATTTTCTGGGGGCTTTAGCCAAATGGCTTGTAAAGCAATCACCTTATATAGTACCTGAAAATTTATCTTTGTGCATAAAAGGTTTTTCAACTAAGCTTAGCACAACTTTTGTCTTTGATAAAAATGGCATGGTTGAGATATCTCTAAATAGCCTAACTGAGAAAGTTTATAAACTTTTAGAGGGCGTTCCTGAGATTATGTTGTTAAATGAAAGAAAGAATAAACGTGAGGGGCATGGTTTTACAGATCGTTATTCTAGTAAACCAGACCCTGATGATGATTTTATTGATATAATGGCAGTAGCACAAAATATTACTTGTGAATTTGCTACAGATGCAGATGCTGAAGCGTACTTAGAGATGTCTTAAAATGGAAGGCTATATTAAAGAAGGCTCAACCTACACACCTGTTCTCTCTTGGTGGGAAGCTCAGATAGAAGAAGCCGAGAAGGAAAAGAAAGATCGTCTATTCGAAACTCGTTGGGATACGTGGGATGAATGGTATGAGGGGAACTTTCCTGAAGGTATGTATATTAAGAATATCTTCTTCATGATGGAAAGATCCTTAATCCCTAGACTCTATCTCCAAAACCCTACCGTTACACTTACCTCAAAAAGAAAAGACGCCGAGCATGAAGCTTACGCAAAGTTATTTGCAAATTTAGATAACCGAGTTATTGATTTGAGTCGGTTTAAGGAGGAACTTAAGAAGGCTGTTCAGATTACATTCCGAAATGGGGCCTGTGCTATTCAAATCGGTTTTGGTTCTGACATAGGAGGGTTAGCTCTTGAAGAAGAGGAAAATGAAGATGAAGAGAAATACACCAAAAACGGTTTCAGCTATGATATTCACCAAGATGCAAAAAATGATCTCCCATGGATAAAAGCTATCCACCCTAGGGATTTTGGCCTTGCTGCTGGTTGTAGGAGACTTCAAGATTCCTTTTACTCTTACCAATTCATAACAAAAGCTCTTGATGATCTCGTTAATGATGATCGAATAGACACTGATGAACTTGAAGCTGCGGCCTTTGAGCCTGGAAAATACTCAGACCATCCTGCGGAAACAATAGATCTTCTCGAAATCCGAGACAGGCGTTTCAAAAAGGTTATGCTCTTTGCACCTGAATATACAACTAAACCTCTCGTCTATGCAGATGATGTTTTACAATCTCAATATGGCCTACCTTTCGAACTCCTAGTTTTCAACCCTTCCACAAAATCTGTATGGGGAACTCCCGATTCTAAGATTCTCGAATCTTTCCAAAATGAAACCCTTGATGTAAAAAGACAGATTTCTAAATCTGCGAGATCTGTAGGAATGAAGGTACTTTCTGAAATAGGGAATATTTCTGCTCCTGAAAAAGCAAAGATGACTAACACGGATTCTGATCCTGTAGTTGATGTTAAAAGGATAGGTAAGATTAAACTTTTCCCTACTGGTACTATTCCTGATGAACTTCAAGGTTATGCTGATGATATAATGCAGGATACTAGGGAGACGGTTGGATTTTCTCGAAATGCTATGGGGGCTTTCGAACCAGGAAGTCGAGATATCACAGCTACGGAGGTTAATACTGTCAAGGAAGGTGGAGAGATCCGAATTGATGAACGTCGGGATATGCTCTTTGATCTTCTTAAAAGGGTCTTCCGTCATGTCCACGTAGCCATGGATCAATTCTTAGAGCCTAATGATATTATAGAACTCCTTGGTGATATAGCAAAAGAAGTATTCGAAGAGTACCAAAACTCAACTATTGATGCTTCCTTCTTTGATGTGGAGATTCATCCTGAGTCGGCTGCTCCTGAAACTGCGGAAACTCTTGAAAGGAGGGCTATATCTATTTATCAACTATTTGCTGAGAATCCTCTAATCGACCAGGAAAAACTTCTAACCCGAACATTAACAAAACTAAAAGGCCTTAGTCCCGAAGAATTAATGATTGTACAAGAGGAAGGTAAAATTCCTACTCCTTCCCCTCTAACGCCTGAAAATTTACAACCTCAACAATAACCTTATTATGCCTCTTTATGATTATACATGCCCTTTTTGTGGAAGAGAGTTAGAAAGTTTTAATTCAGTTAAGCATAGAAAGGATGAAAAATGTCCTTCTTGTAACATGTTTATGACTATTACTATAAAAACTTCCAATCTACGCCCTACTTTCCCTGCTGGAATGTGGGAAAACATCTCCGATGAACCTATATGGATAGGTTCAAAACATCAACTAAGGGAGGAATGTAAAAAACATAATGTTAGATCGAGGTATTTAGATGACGTTTAAAAAAGAAAAAGAAAAGGTTTTTTTAGAGGTAGTCTTTGAAGGGACAAAACAGCCTGTGATTAAGTTTCACAATGTAAATGATATAGGCTCTATGGAATTAAGATTTGTCGTGGAAAGACTTTTTTTCGAATGGCGTGAACAACGTAAACAAGAAGATTTAAAAGGTAAGGAGAAATAATGGGTGATGAAATTTTAGACACGAGTATAGATCAAATGGATGAATTCTTAACTGATGCAGATGCAGAGGATAATGAACCTATTATCTCGATTAAGAAGGTAGAAAAGGAAGTCGATCTTGATGACGACGAGGGTGATGAAGGGGAAGGGGATGCTGATCCTCAAGTAAATCCAGAAATGGCTGAGCTTCGTAAGATGGTCTTAGATCAAAGTAATGTTATTAATGGTCTTAAGGATCGACTTTTAGATGGTCAAAAGGTTGATGAACCAGATCCTTTGCTTGATGATGAGCCAGAACCTGATGACCTTGATAACCTAGATACAAAAGAACTCATTGAATACACTCAACGAAAAACCACAAGGGCTGTAATGAATGAGTTAAAACCTCTTCTTGAGCCTTTGCAGAATAACATCCAAGATCTAACACAAAAACAAACGGTTACAGCTTTGAAGTCTGAGATTGACTCAGTTCGAGCAAAAGATCCTGGCCTTGATTATTGGAAGCAAGAAATTATTGGTATCACAAAAGATACCCCTGGACTATCTGTGAAAAGAGCCTTAGCACTTGCTAAACTCGAAGATCCACAGAAAGACAGAAAAATTCGCCAGCGTATCGCTAAAAAGACTGCTACTAAGCGGCCTTATACCGGTATAGGGACTGGTGCCTCAACTAGAGCCTCTAGTGGGAGTACGGGTAATATGAATGCTGAGGATTCTTTTAATGCTGCTTGGGGATCAGTCCAAGCACTTCTAGATTCCGAGCTTTAATTTATTGGAGTAATTTATGGCAATTCGTAATAGAGCAGATGCAGTCGATATGCTGTATACAGCCACTTGGGCTAATATGCAGCAAAAGATTGCAGACAATATCTTCGACTCTGTTCCCTTTTTTCATTTTCTGAAAAAGAAAGGAAAGCTCGAAGCTAAAACTGGTGGGCGAAGGATTGAATATCCTCTTGTCTACGCAAAAAATGAACAGGTAGGATGGCTACCAAAAGGCGGTACTGTATCTCTAACTGATATGGATGTCTTAACCACTGCTGAATATGAGTGGAAATGGCTTATCGGTTCTATGGTTAGATTCCGTGATGATGATCAACAGAATGCAGGTAAAGCAAAGTTACAAGATCTTATTAAAACTAAGGTTACGGTGACTCAAGAATCTCTTACAGATAAACTCGAAGAGGCTCTTTTTGCTGCTACTACAACTGATGGTCCTGATGGATTACAGAGACTTGTTCCTGATAATCCTGCTGCTGATGTTGAGGTTGGTACAATTAATCAACTTACTCATACTTGGTGGAGGTCTAAGACTGATAATATGACAGGTCTTTCTTTTGCTACTCATGGTGAGGCTCATATGTCTACTATGATTAACAATACAGGTAATAACAGACGGTCTGAACGACCTGATATTATTCTATCTGGACAAGTACCTTATGAGTACTTAGAGGCTGCTCAAAATCAATATAAGATTATTCAACAAGAAGATCTTTTAAATATTGGTTTCGATCATTTTATGTATAAAAAAATCCCTGTTTTCTGGTCTCCTCAATGTGCTGATACTAGAATGTATTTCTTAAATACAAACTATTTAGCTCTTGTTTATGATAAGCGTTATAACTTTTCCATGACCAAGTGGAAAGATATTCCTAATCAACCTGAAGATAGAGCTGCACAGATTCTTTATTGTGCTACATTAGTAACAAGTCGTCGTCGTTGTCTTGGTGTAATGCACACTATTGATACTGCGTAGTTTTAACCAGGAGAGGGTATAAAGCTCTCTCCTTTTTTGGAGAAATTTTATGAGTATGAATCAAAGAGCATGGCATGATGAATTAACAGATACAGGCTCTAAGCTATTGTATCCGTTAGGGACTCAGCGATGGGATAAAAATGCTTTGAAAAGATACCGTTATGTTGAGTATGACAATGGTGATGCTATTGCAGCCGTTGTTGGGAAATGTGTAGGTTATACGTCTGCTTCCCTTGGAGCAGGGACTTGGCTTGTCACACCTGATATCTCAGCTATGGATGGATCTTCAGGAGCTAAGGCAGTTGGTGCTGGAGTTATGTTATCTGTTATTGCAGATGGTGAGTATGGTTGGATTCAAGTAGAAGGTATTTCTGATGCTTTAGCTCAAGATCTTACAGCCGGTGCTGTTGGTGATGAGTGTACGGCTGTTGGAGCTTCTGATGGTGAATTTGACGTTGTGGCTACTGGTTATATTGGTGCTCCTTGTGGTATCATTCTTGATGTTACAGGATCAGCTAATATTATCTTCATTCAATGTCCTTAGGAGGTAATTATGGCTTATGTTTATGCTGCGGCTTTAGACCTTCAACAACCTGAGCGTATTGGACTTTTGAAGGTTTTAATTGGTACTATAAATGTTACCAGTTATCATGCGACAAATGTGGAGATTACGGAAATTACAGGGGCCTTTAGAGGTCCTTTTAGAGTAGTTTTCGGTACCTCTGATCTTGGTCGTGAATTTGAATGGACTGGCACAAGTATTAAATCTTGGGAAGGTGCTTCTGGTGCCCATGCTGAATCTACGGATGACGAGGATTCCGGTTTAGCAGAATTTATCGCAATCGGGGTTGGATAACCCTTAACTTTATAGGCAAGATATGAATTTAGGTGATCTTAGAACAGAAATAAAAGCGCATTTGAATAACAGAGGTGATGTGACTGATGCTCGTATTGACTCTCTTATAAATCTTGCCTATAAACGAATAGCGAGGTTCCATCTTTTCAGGGATCTTGAGGGAGTGGCAACCTATGCTATTCCTTTCACAGGGACGGAGACTGATGATAGTTTCTTTTCCCTCTCAGCGGCAGTTAGTGACCTTGAAAATCGAGGTACCTTAACCGTCACACTTCTAGACTCCTCAACAGAGTATGAACTCTTTCATATTCCTACAGTTAAATGGAGAACACTCTACAATCGACCAGGAAGATGGGCCGCCAAAAGGCCTTCAAATTATCATATTTGGGGAGATCGCTTTGAACTCTATCCTGTTCCTGATCAATCTTATACAGCTACATTTTACTATCGAAAACGACCTACTACATTAGTCCTTGATGCTGATGAACCTGCTATTACTACTATTGATGATGTGATTATTAATCTTACTTTGAGTACTATTTACCATAGTCTCCGGAATCACGAATCAGGAAAAATGCATTGGACAATTTTTAAAGATACTCTCGCAGAAGCTATGACTCATGATAGTCAGAATTCTTCTGTTGATTTGGCTTTTTCTACTTACAAATCTTCTATAGCTAATAGTAATTATTGGCAAGACCCTTGGATTACAGGATAAATTATGGCATTTACTGACGATTGGGACACTGCTTTTGAGGCTATCCCCGCAGGAACGGATAAAATTAGTGATTTAGATACTATTGGGAAAACTCATAAATTAGCTATCCGTGAAAGGATGAATACTGACCATGAGGTAGGGGAGAGTGCTGAAGATGGTCCTGATGCTACTCAACTTGGGGATGGTGATTCGGGGTATCATAGAAAAGTGACTCTCAAAGATCTAAACGCAGATCCTACTGCTGTAGCTGGTCATGTGGTTCTTGGTTCTCAAGCAGATCATATGACTGAACAAGTTACAGAAGGTGGGGAGGTTTATCCTCTTATAGGGGAGAATCCTTGGAAAGTTTCTGTTAGGGTTGCTACGGTAAGTGCTTTAACATTGGCTACCGATTTTGAGAATGGGGACACTGTTGATGGAACTGTTCTTGCAACAGGGGACTTTTTTCTTAATAAAGATGCTGCGAGTGGCGATGAAAATGGGTTCTATGAAGTACAAGCTTCCGGGGCTCCATCACGATTAGAAGCCTACAAAACTGCTGAAAGTATTCGTGGCGCTGTTACCTATGTTAAAGAAGGAACCTTAAATGCAGGTAAATATTTTAAATGTACAAACACGGGAGCTATTACCGTTGATACAACTGCCTTAACTTTTATAAAAGTTTTGCAATCTGAAGACTATATTTTAATATTAGATGAACAAACTTTTGATACCGACGGAGGTACTTTTACAACAGGAGAGTGGAGAACTAGAACTTTAACGACAGAGAAACATGATACAGGTTCTAATGCTTCTTTATCTAGTAATGAAATTACCTTATTAAAAGGGACTTATAGATGTCGTATTGTATGCGGTGCCCATAAGGTAGCCTTGCACCAAGCTATTCTTTATAATCATTCAGATACCAGCATTGAAGTATTTGGTCTTTCTGCTATTGCCAATACTGCTGTAGGTACGACAGGAAATTCAGTATCTATAATTACAGGACGTTTTACTATAGCAGCTACTAAAATTTTTAAAATTTTACATCAATGTAATGCATCTCAAAATACTAATGGTTTTGGAAAAGCTGTAGGTTTTGCAGGTACTACAAATATTTACACACAAGCAGAATTTTGGAAAGAAAATTAATAAAGGATAAAAAATGACAACACAGCAAAAAGTACCTATTTCCCCTAATCGAGTCCCTTTTATGGATTACCTAGCCTCAGCCGCATGGGGTGATATTCCAGGAGTTACGTTACATAAACAATTCGGGCAAAGCTTAGATATAGGGGCTGCTTATCACACTCTTTGGGGTGGAGGAGAGGCAGTTATTACTCAATTAGCAGTTGACTCAGATGCAGTTATGTTAGTCGCTTCCTCAGATGATACAGAAGATACGGCTGCGGGTGATGGAGCTTTGACGGTTAAAGTAACAGGTCTTGATAATGATTTTTTAGAAGTTAGTGAAACCGTTACTATGGATGGGCAAGCAGAACAAACGACCACACAAAAATTTCTTCGGGTTACGAAAGTTGAAGTACTAACTACCGGTGTGACCGGATCGAATGAGGGGACTATTTGGGTAGGTACTGGTTCAGTTACTACAGGTAAACCTGCTGTTGTATATGGTCATATTGCCATTGGTGAGAATAAATCTGATATGGCTTTTACTACGGTCCCTGCAAATAAGGAAATGTTAATTGTCTACTTACAACTCTCCTGTGAGGCCGCTAAAGGGGTTTCTTTTGCAATTGGCACAAGGGCATTAGGAGGGGCCTTAGAACATCAAGAGAGCTTCATTATAGAGGCTGAGTATGAAACAATACCCATTAATCTTTTTGCTGATGAAAAAACAGATATAGAAATCCAAGTCAAAATCGTAACAGGAGCATCCCCTGAAGGCCATGCAACTATCTACTACCTCCTACGAGATAAAGTAAGTTAATTATGCCTAATACAATTATAGACTTTCTAGTAGAGCAAGAATACCTTTCTGTTGATTGGCAAAAGAATGCCTTTGTTATGGGTATCCTTCGTCAGATGATCGCAGGAGGAGCTTTCTTCTCAGCTACGCAAAAGTCTTATATTGTAAATATTCCTGGTTCTCATTTAGCAAATGTTGAAACAACTCAACTTGGAGATCTTTCCCGCATTCCTAGTATAGTTAATATAGTAGATGTAGATAGCACATTACTTAGTCTTGTTTCAGATAGTGCTGATGATACTTTGGAAGGTACAGGAGCGCAAAAGATAGATGTTGTTTATTGTGATACTGAGGGAGTTCAGAAGTGTAAAATTGTTGATATGGATGGTGTTACGGCTGTTCCTTTAGGTATTTCTGATATAGATTCAATCCAATGGATACACGTATCTCAAAAAGGCTCTAATACAAATGGCGTAGCTATTGGGAATATTTCTCTTGTTGATACAGATACGGAATTGATAGTCTATGAATATATTTCAGCCGGTGGTAATCAATCTTTGACTGCTCATTGGCATGTTCCTTCGGGCGGTATAGGAGTTCTCTTCGATTGGTCCTTTTCAGCCCTTAAAAAAGGTGTTGAATTTTATCTTCGGGCAACGGCTCATAGATGTAGTAGAGAACTTACAAGTGACAGTATTTTCCTTTTTCAGGATTTTGCCGTTGGGGAACTCTCTACCGTAGGGACTCGACCTCTAGGACCTTTATATCTTCCTGCTGGCTGTAAGGTTAAGATATCATGTAAAGCTGATGCCGCAGGGGGTGTAGCAGGCGGTTCATTTGCTGTCGGTTGGATTCCTGTTAATACAAAAAATACATAAAAATGTTATATTTCAATAAAATAGAAAGGGTAAAAAAGTTAGCCGAAGAAATTAAAAAACTCGAACAAGAAAACTCAAAGGTCCTGCTTCCAGAAATCGAAAAAGATCTTCTTCTTAATGTTACGAGAAAAAGTATCTTTTGGTCACGAAAAGTCTGGTTTACCCTAGTAGGAATTACCGTTCCTTTTTTAAATTCTTTATTCGATTTAGGTCTTTGTGTCGTAGAACTTAGTTTTATAGGGGCCCTACTGGTATCCTATATAATCGCCCAAGGTATTGCAGATAGGAGATAATAATGAAAGAAGCAAAAAATGTTTTACAGAATATAAAAGATGTTAAACAAATCTCAGATGAGATTGATGTTTTGAAAGCAAAAAAGATTAGTGAGAGTAAAAAATTCTATCGATCAAAGAAATTTTGGGTTTCTATTTGTGCCTTTACTGTTCCTGTTGTGAATAGTACTTTTAGTCTAGGTTTAGAGCCTGAAGTAGTTGGAACCCTTCTTGCTCCTCTTGCTGCTTATGTAATTGGGCAAGGTATTTCTGATAAGAGATAACGATGACCTTAAAACTTAACCAATTATTATTACCATACGGACATGACAACTTTGAAGATGAAAGATTATCACAGGCTTTTAGAGATGTTCAAAATTTCATAGAAGGGACAAGAAAAACTTATGCGCCTGCTTTTATTGGCTTTAAACGAGATGTAGATGCAAAGCTTAGGGTAACTTTCCTCAATGGTGATGATGTTGATGAAGTTGATGTATCAGATTATGATGATTGGTTTGTACCAACTAAAGGTGTTGAATTTAAAATAACAGATGGACATTTAATATTGGTTTTATAATGGAACTTGACTTAGGGAATTTACTTCCTATACATAAAGGAGATTATGCAGGTGGAACGGCTTATATCATAGCTGACGTAGTTAATTATAATAACGGTCTTTATTATTGTAAATTAGCTTCTACTGGAAATTTACCTACCGATACTACATATTGGATTGAAGTCATGCCTGCTCTTGGTTCAGTAGATATTATCATGGATTCTGGTAAAGGGCTCGATTTTAGTGCTGATTCTAAAGGTGTGTTTAAAGGTTTAGAATCAATAGTATACCGTCTTACAAGTGATACTGCAACTGGATCAGTTAGTCCTATAATAAATTGGGAGATAGCAGACGATACTGAAACTGAATTTTATTTAGGTGTTGCGTCACAAGTAACCGAGTCTTCAGGAACGTTTTCTTTTGCTTCTACAGGTTATTATTGGGTTGATTTTGGTGGGCGAGGTATTAATGCCTCAGCCGCAGAAGCTAGTCTTGCTGCTAATATTTTAGCTACAAACGACAATTCGGTCTATACTTCTATAGCTTTTCCAGGAACTAATGCCGGGGCTGCTAATAGAACCATGAATTTATACACCGGTACAGGAATTAAAGTTACTGATATCAGTAATGATAAAATAAGATTTTCAAAAACTACTACCCAAGGTGATGGTGTTTTTCAAGGGAATACAGCACACAATAGAACATTTGCAAGGTTTACAAAATTAGCTGATATATAAAAGATTATTATGATTAATAGACGTAAAGCAATTGAGTATAAATATCCTGATCTTCAACATGATAATGGAAATGGTGGAGATTATGAAGTAAAAAACAGGGATATGGAAACTGGTGCCGAGGAATTTAGTTGGGATACTAATAAATATCCTAAACCAACAAAAACCGAGTTACAATTATGGACTGATCAAGCTATAATAGATCAAAAACGATCTATTGAATATGCACCACCTCATGAATACTTAGATATGCTTTGGCATGCTATAGATGTTGGGGTTTTGGATAAAACAAGCGAATTCTATCTTTCGAGAAAACTAATTAAAGATAATAATCCAAAAAAGTAATTTAAAATGCCTCTTAAATCAATAAACATACCGAATTTAGCAGGGGGTTTAAATCTTCAAGATAGTCCTTTATTACTTGATGTACAAGAAACTACGTCTGCGGAAGGTGTTTACTATAGTGGTAATAGGGTTATAAGAGAGAGAGGAGTAGCTGAATTTGGGGGAAGTTTTTCCGGTCGGGCGCAATTACTTTATAATATGGTTAAGTCTGATGCTTCTGAGTATCTTCTTCTCTTTACTACTGATTATATTTATGTTTATAACTCAACAACTGAAGAATGGGATAAAATCTCTGATGGTTATAAAACAACGGAAACTGCCGGTGCCGCAAGTGGTACTAATGTTCTAACTGTTGCTGATACAACTACTGTTGGTAATGGCGATGCAAAGATTGCAATAGGTAATAAAGTTGTTATAGAACTTGATAATGGTACTTGGCAATCTAACACTGTTTCTGGTGTTACTGATGATACAGATATTACGTTGACTGATAATCTAACTGACGATGTAGCAATAGGAAATGTTATTTTTCGCCCTCGTGAACTTACCCATACAACCGCAAATGCTGTTGATGTTTCTTATTGGGAATATAAGGAAAAGCTTTATATTACGAATAATGTAGATCGACCTTTGGAATTTGATGGTGTAACTTGTGAGAAGATGCTTACTTTACCAACAACTACTTTTATTTGTAAGGCTTTGCTTATTTATCGAGATAGGTTATTTCTTGTAAATTCAACTGAAGATGGAACTGCTTATAATCAACGGATAAGGTGGTGTAAATCCCTTGATCCTGATGTATGGGACTCTACAGTTGATCCCGATGCTGGAAGTAATGACTTCTATGATGTTCCTGAGCATCTCTTAGCGATAAAAGAACTTAATGATATGCTTATCATCTATCGAGAGTTTTCAATCCTTAGAGGCCAATATGTAGGTTCCCCGACTCTTTTATTATCTTGGAAAGATGTTATCTCTAAAGAAAGTGCCTTAAGTTATAATGCAGTTTTTAAAGATAAAACAAAACATATTGTAATAGGAGAAGAGGATATTTTCTCTTACACAGGGGGTTACATAATCGAAAGTCTCTCAGAGAAAATCCATGACTTCATGCACAGCCTTCTTTCAAATATTCGAACCTCTAACGTCTGGGAAGCTTACGCCTTTAAACAACCAGATCTCCAAGAATATTGGTTTTGCTTCACCACTCAAGGAGTTGCTTCTGTTTATAAATATAACGTAATTACAAAAGTTTGGTCGGTAGCTAGTTATAGCGGGGTATTAAATGCAGTAGGCGTCTATCGAGACACCCATGAATTAACTATTGATGAGGTTGAGGATACTATTGAGTCTTATCCTTATACTATTGATGATGCCTTTTTAGCTCGTGAAAGAAACCGTATAATGTTTGATAATGATGAGCAATTACTTGCTTATGATATTGTTAATACAGAGTTTGATACGGTTGCTATTGATTTTGATTTACAGACTAAAGATTTTACTGCTGAGAGTTTAAAGGCTCGAACAATTCGGGTTGATCATCTTAGGGTTAACCTCCTAGCCTCTGCTGGTATTGATATTCATTATTCAACCGATAGTGGGGCTACTTGGGCAATTTATCAAGAAACTGTAACAGGGACACTTGCCACAATGACAGATGTTTATAAGCAAATTATCGTAGATAAAATAAGGTTTAAGTTTTCAGGAAATGATCCTAGTTTTCAATTAGGCAAAATTACTATATATTACATAATAGAAGAAGAGGAGAATTAATATGGCGATTGGTGATATACCTACAGATAGAATAAGAAGTATAGAAGATGTAAAAGCTATTATGTTTGGTATGGCGCAGGATTTTATTGATTTTGCTGGCCTTGCTAGTACAGGACGTAAAGAGGGGACTGCGAGGTGGAATAGACAATTTTCTAGGATCATTAATCTGCGAGATACTTACAAAGATTCCTTTCCAGGTATTATAGAAGCTACTCAAGAGATTACAGCTTCTATGAATGAGCCTTTGAAAAATCTTCCTGAAGTCGGTAAAGAGATTACCACAGAAACTACCCCTACAACTGAAATTACTTTATTTGATCCCGAAAGTTTAGCTCAATTAGAGGCTGGCTTAGTTCCTGGGGAGACTACTTCAGAACAACAACGTATATTTGAAGAACTCCTCAAAGGTTCTGGGGAAACTGCTCAGAGTCTTATTTCTAGTGGTGAGAGAGGGGGCGGAGAAGAAGCACAACAAAGGCTTTTACAAGAATTATTGACCGGGGAAAAAGCTCAGGCTCAAACAGCCTTCACTCAAGAAGCTTTACAAAGAAACCAAGCACTTGCTCAACTTATTGACGCTTTTCAGCAAATAGAAACTGGCAGAACAGAAAAAGAAGAGGTTAGGAATGTAGCTACAGGAGAGCTTCTTGAATCTTTTGAGGCTGCCGGTACGAGAGACATACCACCTGAACTTTTATCAAGGCTTTCTGAATTATCAAATCAATTTCAAGATATTCGTACTTTAGATCCATCTACTTTAGAAGCCATTCAGGCAGGATTAGGTGAGACTGTTGGTACAACAAAAGAAGCTCTTTCTGGAATCGCTCGTTCAAGAGCCGGAACAGGAACAACTTTTAGTTCTCGTAGAAGAGCTGAAGATGTTGAAGCTGTTAGAGGACTTGCAAAGGAAACTGCTGCTGGACGAACACAAGCTTTAGAACAAAGACAAGGAGCTTATCTTGAGGAATTAGAAAAACTCCTGCGAGAATTCGGTGCTTTACCTGAGATTGAGTTAGGCGAACGTAGAAAAACTTTTACTACATAGGATTGCATTATGGCTACAAGAAGATCAACAATTGGAGGAAGGGCACACGCTAAACTTGTTGCTAAAAAGGAGCGTGAAGCTAGGGAAGCTAAAATTGAAAGGGATCGTATGATGGATCAAAGGGTGAGGGAAAAAGAGGCTGCGGCTCATAGAGATAAGATAGCAGAGAAAAAACGTGAGCTTGAAGAACTTCAACGAGAAGGGCGTCAGAAGCCTCTTCCTACGGGAAAGAGGACTTTTGAGGTTAGGACACCTGCAAGAGGAGGTTTCGCTCCTGGATCGTTTACAGGTCCTATTGTTGATACTCCTGAAACACAAGTACAGCCTACCCAACCTCAAGAAGCTCAAATTGATCCTATTGAACTTCAACAAGCTCAGCAAAAGAGAGAATATTTAGATATCCTTCAAACAAACCCTAAAGGATTACATGAATTTGATTATCGGAATATCCTTAATCTCGCCTTGACTGATAAAAATTTTGGTAATGTAGCAAGAGGACTCCTAACCAATGTAGCCGATGAGAAATTATTAGACTTCCAAAGAGCTTCTTTAGTTGCGGATGGGGAGGAATCAGATGTGTCTCCTAGTCTTTTAACTGTCACTGGTAAGAATAGAGAAATGACTGAGCTTTTAAATAAGCAAGAGCAAGCAATAAATATGACTGAGATGCTTCAAAGGAGATATTCCGGAGAAGATGCAGAATCTTTACAAAAGATCCGTGATGCAGTCTACTTAGAAACTTATTCCCCTGGAAGAGGTTTTTTAGCTAACACAGTTAAGGAGATTACAGGGAAAATTCCTATTGAACTTTTAAATGAGGTTATGACCGTAAATGGCTGGACAAATACCCGACAAGGACGAGCCATAAAAAGAGCCTTCAGACTTGATCCTCAGAGGGCTTTAGGTCTTGCCATGAAAAAGAATACTAGTAAAAGTAAGAGAGGGTCTTTACCCTTCTTCGCAGATGTCCAAGATCCTACTGATACTGAGAAGGAAATGTCTAAGTATATCAAAGGTTTATCGAAAAAGAATTTCTTTGAAGAACTGATAGACCTAGACACAAATGATCAACAAATGTTCCTAACTGATTGGCAATTGAGTCTTGCTGAAATTACTAAAAATAATCCTGGTATTGATCCAGGGGTTTTACAAGGTAGTGTAGCAAGTATTATGCCTTCTATTGTGGAACAATATCAAAAGGCCAAGGATCAAATAGGTCTTGGATTTGATATGTCTTCTGCTATTATAGATGAACTTCCTGCTGATTTAGTTTTATCCGGAGGCTCCACAATAGATCTTCCAAGTCTTGTACAGATTAGAGAAGAATCTTTCATGGATGCTGTTAATTCTTGGGGAAGTTCTAAATCAGGAAGGTTTAAAAATACTAAGACTTATGAACAGCTTAAAGAAAGGGGTTTTGTAGATCGCTTTTTAAGAGATGATGAATTTAGACAATTTTACTTAAAAGCTCTCCAAGCGGGTGAACAAGAACAAAAGGTAGCAACTACCCCTGAAACTGAACAAGCGGCTTTCCAAGAACCGATTGAAAAAACGCCTACGCAAAGATTACTCTCCCTTCTTTTTCAACAAAAAAAGGAACCTTTTTCATTATAACTTACTATGGCTGAAGATCTATTAAATGAATTACTTTTATTCCAGGGACAAGAAGATATTCCAGGAGAAGAAGAGGCTGTTTTCTTTGAGGAAGAGGTTCAAGAATTAGAGAGAGAAGAAGAACCCTCTCCTGTTAATCTTTTTGATGCCTTTGCTGAGTTAAATGCTCCTGAAACTCCTGGGGAACAAAAGGTAGTTGAACCTCCTACTACTGAGGGTCCTCCGGTGCAGGATATTGATCCTGATACCTTATTACAAACTACTCTTAAAGAGATTGATAGTTTTGAGGTTTTGAAAAATATGGTTCTTGGGTTGCAAAATTCAGGTTACTCAGTAGGGAAGGCTGTCTTTTCTGCTGCTGAGACTGTAGATAATTGGACCTCTTTAGATGATGAAGCTTCTGTTTGGACTCCTGAGTTAGCTGATGAGATTCTTTCAGAGATCGGTCTTGAAGAACAAATCCCAACCACAAGCAGTATTGCTAATATTATTTCATTTCAACTTGGTAATATGGTCCCTGAAGCTGTCCTTGCCACGGCCTCAGGTGCAGGGGTTGTTAGTGTGGCATCTAAGTTTGCCCCTCTTAGTCCTTTGGTTGCTACGGCTGCTAGGGCTGCTGGTGTGATAGGTACAGGAGCGGCTTTACATGGCGTAGAAGGGGCTGCTGGATATGGTCTTATGGAGGTATTAAATACCGCCTTTGCTCCTTATAGTCGACCTCTCAGGGCTGTCCTGGTAGGTGGTATCCTTGGAGGCCTTATAAAACTTGGTCAATCTAACCCTACCAATGATCCAAAGATCCAAGAAGCCAATGATAATGAAATGTGGGCAAGCATCATTCTAGGCTCTTCATTCTCAAGTCTCCGGAAACCTTCTGCTCGCCTAGGTCCTGCTGTAGATGCTAAAGCTACTAAATTTGCAGGAAAAGGAATTTCAAAAGAATACTCAAATGTCAGAGAGTTAGAGAAGATTATTCCTCGTGATGTTTTAGGATCGCCAAAGAAGAATCCTACTGTTGATCTTGTAAAAAGTTGGTTAGGTGAGAAGGAATTTAGAAATCTTGACACTCTCACAAATAACCAACTCAAGGATGTATTCGTACAACACCTTACAAGAAACGGTATCAAAGAACAAAATGCAAAAATCCTTGCGGGTCCTATTTTCCGGAAAGCCCAAATAGCTAAACAAGCTTTTGATATTACCCAAAGAAAATTGGATCAAATTTACAAAGCTCGTGAAGCAGATATTAAACCTAAATCCCATAAATTACCTGATGGAAACAAAGCTGGTATTACTAGCGAAGAAAGTATTGCTCTCAAGAAGGGCGACAAAGCAATCAAAGCAAAAGCAGAACAAGAACTTAGCTTTTATGAAAAGCAGAAAAAGACAAAAACTCTTCAGGGAGTTAAGGAATTATTTTGGGGCGCAAGAAAACAACTTGTTGGAGAGGGGAAACGGTTAGAAGTTCTTGTAAACGAGGAGGTTACAAATCTTAGGGCAGGGCAATATAATACCTCTGATCTTGCTGACGTTAAGGTTAGAAGGGCCTGGAAATATATCGATCCTGAAAAGAAATTAACCGGAAAAAAGCTTAATGATATTGAAAAATATATGTCGGCTGTCTTAGGGCAAGAACATGAGATATATAAACCTGGAAAAATCCCTGCTGATCAAGTAGCGGATCAGGTTAAGATTTTAAGTTTCTATCGTCGGGAAGCATCTAAGCAACCTTATTTACAAGAGATTATTAACTACTCAAATAAGTTTTTCGATATTTTTGAAGGAAAGAAAATTGAACTTCTTAATGCTGGTATTATGAGTAAGCAGCAATATAAAATCCTTCGTGGTCGTAGATGGGCACCCTTGGAGGTCCTTGCGAAGTTTGAAAAAGATCTTAATATGACAGGAGATAAATTATATGAAAAAAACATCCTTGCGGGTGATCCAGTTAACACTATTGGACATTCCATCAATTTTTTGCGTGCTAATACTAATCCTGAACTTTTATTAAGAAATTTTTATAACCGTATGGAATATATCCAAGCAAAACATGAAACAGGGATTGCCCTTGGAAGTTTTGCTACTAAGAATCCTAATCAAGCTATGGTTTTAAGGAATAAGCCTATAGGTAAATCAGGAAGGAAACAGATCAAAGCTGCTAAGAGGGCGGGTAAAGAAACAGTTCCTTACGAAGCTTATAAGGAATATTCATTTGTACAGAATGGGGATAGGAAAAAGGTTTGGGTTTCCTCAGAAGTTGCAGAAGCTTTGGAAGCTACTCAGTATGAGGCTGCTACCTTATTGAAAACTTTTCTTCCTATTGTTAGTGCTACTTCGGCTATTAGGGGAACAGCTATTACAGCTAACCCTATTTTTGGTTTGAAAAGTGCTCCGAGAGATATACTTTTTTGGACATTAAATAATACCAGAGAAAAAGCCCTCTTCCGTCCTCATAGGATGCTTGAGGTTGTTCGGACCTTAAAAGATACCGCAACAGGAGGGGATAAGATTAATGCCTATGCAGACAGCAGAGGGAGCTTTTATACCTATACCAGAGATGCTATTAAATTAGAGCCTCTTGAGAGGGCTGCTGGAAAGACAAGATTAAAAAGTACCATCGGTAAATCCTATCAAAGAGCTTTAGATAAACTGAATACCTTTAATAATTACATGGAAATCAGTCTTAGGGTTCACAATGCAGCTACGAAGGCTGAGAGTGTGGGAAAGGATTTAGGTTTCAAGTCTCTCAAAGAACTTAAAAAAGCTCCTGTTGCTTGGAAGAAAGCATGGGATATTGGAGTAGGTGAGACTAATAGGGCTTTGAATTTTCGTCGATCAGGTACAACAGGAGGGATTATGAATTCTTTCCTTCCTTTCCTAAATCCTGCTGTTCAGGCTATTGACGGTCTTATAACGGCCGGTGTAAAGAATCCTAAAGTAATGGGTGGTAAGGTTGTTCAATTGGTTACTGCTGTTACTGCGCTGAATTTAATGAATTATTATACTAATCCAGAATGTTATCAAGCTTTTAGTGCAAGGCAGAAACTTAATAATTGGTTATTTTGTCTTCCTGGAGGGATGAGGAATGAAGAGGGGAATAAGATATATCCTCATATTAAATTAAAACAAGAGAACTCCCCTTTGACCGGTAGTATCGTAGCTCTCGCTAATAGTGCTACTGACGTTATGTTAGGGATTTATGATAAAGATACTGATGTGGATCTAGGAGAACAGTTTAAAGCTGTTGCTGAACAGGTTCCTCTTCTTGGAGAGGGTGCACCGGTGGTTGAAGCTCTTTTAGCTTATGTTAACGAAGCTGAAAAACCGAGGCGGTTTAAGCCTGACACACCTGAGTTTTATAAGAATCTAGGGAATCTAACTGGTCTGCATCCCGAAGCTTTAAGAAAAGGTCTTCGAGAGATCCATGCTAGTAATCCTTTTTCTACTCTTGCAGGGATTTATACCGAAGGACTAACAAAAGATGCTCAGGAAGATTCTACAAAATTCCTCTCTGAAATGCCTTTAGCAAAACAATTTATAGGTTTCACTTATCCAAATACATATAAGGATTATAAAACTATCAATGAAGGTAGAGCAGGAATTTGGAAAAAAATAGGATCTATTAAGACTGAGTTTGAGCAGGATATTTTAGACGGGGATAAGGATCTTAAGGATATTCTCAAAGAGGCTAGAAAATCAACCATGCCTGCCCGACAGAAAAATGATATGATCAAAGATCTATCAACTCAATATCGAGCAAAGCAATCAAGAGAAAGGTTAATAAAAACCCCTAGGGTGGAAATGTTGGTTCCTTCTAATAAGGAATGGTTCCTCTATGGAAGGGCACATTATACTACCAGAGCGCAATGGTTCTTTGACAATTGGGTTGACCTTCCTAAAGATGATCAAAGACTTATGGTCAGAGCCGCTAGGCTTTATCCTGGTTTTTTCACCCACCGAGGTAAGGAGTTTACCAGAGAATTCAACCGTCTCAGAAGGGAATACGAGGAAAGCCTTTAAGTCCTTGTGGATTAGATGGAGATAGAAGATTATCACGACTAAAGCCACAAGGATTGAGAGGAGAAGTTGTTTAAGGGTTTGACGCTTAATAAACCCTCCTCTGTTGTTCTTGAATAATTAAATAATCAGCAAATTCCTTTAAAGCATCAAGGCAGTAATCACTGTCTGTTGTTTTAATCTTATGCCATTCCCCGCCCGTTTTATATTGACAAGCTGTTGTTCTTTCTTTAGGAAGTTTGTCGTTAGTTTCATTAGTTAGACGTTCTCTGACTTGGATACCAAAAAGTTTCTGTTTTCCTTTTCTCGTATCTGTAAAAGCTACGATAATAGTATCCCAATGACCAAATCTGGATATCTCTTTCTGACCATACCAACTCATTGTAATCCAACGAGCCTCATGACTGTAGAACATGGCTTGAATAAAACGAAAATCCTTGGGCGTTTTCTTAGCCGTTGTTATAGATTTTAACTTATCTACTTTTGAAACGGCCTTTGGCTGGTCTACTTGGAAGGTAGAACAAGAGACTAGGAAGAGGAGGATTACGATACCAATTAGTTTTTTCATAAAACACTCCCTAAAAATTTATAATTAATATCATACTCTACATGAATATGATTTCCTTCATAGATAACTTGGTAAGCAAAACCTAAGATCTTCTGAAGCTTTGCTATTACAGCCCTTGGGTGGGAAAAGTTTTGAAAATCTTTCGAACCGAGATCCAGAGCGAGTCCATAGTAATGATAACTCCCTGCTGAATGCTCACCTTCTAAACCAGAAGTTACTACAAGTTCTTGATTATAACTTTTCCAAACTGCGTTCGCTGCAATTAAAACAGGACGCATGACAGGTTGGATGCCTGCTAGGATTACTCCACGTTTAATTTTCATAGTTTTAGGTCATAAAATGTTTGATAAAGTTTACTGCATTCCTTAGAAGCTCCCTCAGAAAGTCCTAACCGGATTCGTTCAGGATGCGAGGTTCTTCCTATTACTTGCATAATTGCCTTAAACTCAGCAATATTTAAAACAATTACCTGTTTAGACTTTCTTTCTACTGTTACTACTCTCATTCTCTAACTCCTTTACTATTTGTTGTGTAATTTTGGCACCTTCTAAGGCGAGTTTTTCTATAAAAGCAAAAAGATCTTTTTTAGAAAGCCCTTCTTCGAAGGTGTTCATGATAAAATTGAGCATAATATTTATTCCTGCCCCGCAGCCATCTGAGAAATGAAACTCGGCTTTATTTTGCTCTAAGACTGTGAGAAGAGGAGCAACCTTTTGAGTGCTTAGTTTATGGAGTTCCCAAGCTTCTTTTATAGGTTTCATTTAGAGTTCCTCAAAAGGGGTTTTGATAATTTTTGAATCTTTTTTAATAGAAAGTTTCCCGGTGTATACACCAAGGCCATAGACTACGAGAGTATAAATAAGCATATAAATCAGTTCCATTATTCTTCCTCCTCTTTCTGTTCAAGATACCTAAGATATCTTTTATGAAGATCCCAACCTATGTAACCGGCTAGGAGCATGTGGATAAATTTGATGATCATAAAACCTTCCTCATTGAGATTAATTTTATTGTATCTTCTTGATTTTTACCTATAATAAGATTGTGGCTATTAACGAAGGTTAACCAACAAAGACCTTCTTTAACCTCCCCAGTATTCCCATCTACATAAGCAGTACAATAGGCAATAGTATCTATATTTATATAATATAAATTCTTGTTAAACTCGTCTGGTAAACCTATTAATTTCATTCTAACCTCTTTTTAGGATTATATAATAACCAATCCTAGGACTTAACTCTCTAGCCCTCAAATTGTCGAAAAAGAAAAGGTCGAGTTGATTCTTTTTTCTTGGGTGCATTTTATCATTTACTCGATAGATACCATAACCGAGGAGGTAGATAATAGCATTTCTCCCAAGACCTTTTTTAAGTAAATCTCGACTTACTCCTACCGTACATTCCTCAACCGGATCTCCCCATGCTGCTATGAAAGGTGTTGAATCGGTTTGTTCTTCCTTTGCTGAGTAGGCAGTTAGAAGAACGGGGTGGATGATAGGAGTCTCCATGTTTTTTAGATACTCTTTCTTGTCTTCATAACATGAAGTGTGAGCTGCGAGATTATATAAGATAAAAGGTAACATATGATAAATGCAAAAACCTATTGAAAAGCCTACTATAATACGGAGTAAGAATGTTCTCATTACTTCCTCTTAAATAAATTAACCAAACAAAGCCCTTTCCAGATTACCCAATTGATCCAATGTTTACCATTTACGAAGTTTGCGAGTTTATAAAAAAGCAGGGTCTTTATTGAAGGAGAAGCTTTTTTTACGTAACTATCATGATAGTAAATCAAATAAGGTATCAAAAGACTATGTAACAAAGGCATCTTGAAAACCGTCCCTTCTTTTACCCAATAATTACCAAACGTTAGATCTAAAGAGAATCGATACCTAAGTTTATATTCCTGCCTCTGAAAAAACCTAAGCCAACGATATTTTTTATATTTAATCCTAATCGGAATAGGTTGTATGATAGGCATTTCTCTTTGGTTCATACTTGATCCTTTAGGATGTTGAAAAGGGCTTCTCTCATTTCACATTCCTCTTCATCCTCCCGTCGTATACCTACGTAATCAGATAAATAATCTTTTCCTATATCAGAAGTCGTACAAGGATAAAGCAGTGCATTACTCATTATCCCTCTCAACCACTTAGCCTCTTCCTCATCCAAAACCAGAGTAACTTCAATATGCCTTTTAATTGTTGCTTTCATTTAATCAACCTATAATAAACGTTATTATCTTCAGTACTTAAAGATGTTTGTATCCGTCCCATTTCTTCTAAGATCTTAATTGCCGTTTCAATTGCATCAAATTCAAACTCTCTTGTAAGGGCTTTAAGGAGTCTCGCCCTTGATATTCTCTCATTCTCCTTGAGTAAGGTTTCAATGATAAAAATAGGAGTAGATGAACTCGCTTTTCCTAATCCTCTAAAAACCTTTGCCATATCTTTTTCAGCATGGATTAAGATTCGTTTAGCTTTTTTGATATCTTTCTTTTTGACTAACAAAGTATTAGATCTACTCACACTCATGATCATTGAGAGCTTTTGTAAAAGCATAGGTCTTCGGGTTACATAGCCTTCTAATCCAGGGTCCGTGATATGTTCTGGTAACTTACCTTCTTGGAGAGCTTTTTCTTGGGTCATATAGAACTCGTCGAAAATTTCCCAAGTTTGAGGATCTACATCTATTACACCAGCCAGTTTACTTATCTGCTCTAGATCATGTACAAGGTCCTTATAACGTTGTTTATGCCAAGCATCATATTTAGGCCTCGGATTAAGGTGATCTTTCTTTGTGGCGACAATGAAGATGGTCCTGGAGGTAAATCCACCACTATGTGCTTGTACTGGGATCATAACATCAATCCATTCAGGAGCCGTGGCACCAAGCATATTAGGACAAAGACCTTCTAAGTGATAAGACCCCTGGGTTTTTGTTTCATAATCCCAATTATCACTTGAATCATACCAATCAGTCATCCAGCCAAGGAACAGCATATTTTTCTCACCGAGGAGAGCTACGAGTTCTGCCGAGAAAATCTGAATAGCTGCCTGTTCTTCTTCCTCTCCTTGCGCATTCATGAATTTTGTTTTCCCTTTTTTATGCATAAAAGCAACGAGAGCCTCTTTAGTGGTTGCAGAGGCTACGATTGGAAAACCAAGCTCCCTAAATAAAGACATAGCTGGTAGCATTGCTTGACTTTTTCCTAGGCCGGACTTACCTACAAAGATAATATAAAGATTAGAATAAGTTTTTCTTAATCCTAATTCCCAATATACTCGTCTTTGTAAGGCACCTGCTAGACAAGATATACCCCCCCATACCTTATATTGTGCAGGCTGTTCGAGGTTATCTACATATTCGAGATATGCTATGAGCCAATCTTCTAGGATACGATTAACCATAGCGTTTGGAGGTTTCTATGATTGATTCTATTTGATCCAGGATCAAGGAAATCTCTTTTTTATGTTTTAGGCGATACTTCATATTTTCCCTTTCCTCAGGAACCGTTAAAAAACCATAAGCACCTTCCTTTTTTATTTTCTTTGGGCCATAAAGAGCCTTTTTAATCTGCTTGAGCAGTGATATTTGAATTTCTGTTTTCATTTTAACTCCTTATAATCGAAGCAAGCCGTTTTTTGATAATTTTCTTCTTCTCCATACAAAGTATGCCATTTACATTCAGCTTTTGGAGCAGGATCACAAACCATGCCTTCTCCGGCAGGATTTCTTTTTATATATTCTTTCACCCTTCTTATACTATCGTTTCTATAGAAACAAGTTTTACATAATGCTTTTTTATCTTTACTATTCACATCAACTCCTTAACAGTATTTTCCATAATTTCTCCCATTCTAGATGTACTCTCATAAGCAGGCACCTCTTCCATATCATGCCAATTAAAACCTACCAAGAGTTCTGATTTAATAACAAAATCCCTTCCTTTATAAGATAAGGTTGGATCGAAATACTTTACCATAAGTTTTAACCCTTCGGCGATTTCTGTCCAGGTGAATTTTTTATAAGGTATTTGAATTAAAATACTATCATGAACGTTGTTTATAAGTTCTGCCGAGGCCAGGACCTTATTTTGTTTTTCTTTATAAGAGAGTAACATCCCATCAAGAACTATATCTGCCACGGTTGATTGTGGATTGAAAGCATAAGCCTGTTGAAAAAGATTATTATCCCATCGACCAAGGAGACGAATCTTCCTTCCTAAACAGCTTACAAGAGTTCTTGAACTATTAAGGCCTTTTCGAATTTCCTCATACCAACCTTTTAATCCTGGATAAGCATTGTGATATCCTTCATAGGCCATTTCGGCCTCTCTATCAGGGACCTCATTTTGAAGAGCAAAAGTTCTATGATGCATTCCATAGTTGAATCCGTGATTAGATTTTTTCCCTGCTTGGCGACATGACATAGCACGAGGGATGAAAATAACCTTATTTCTAAAATCTCCTTTTACTATAAGACTGTTATTTACATCTAAGTTCCCACGAACCTTTTCTATAATAGATGGATCAGTTTCATGGCCTACGCCTTTGTTTTCTTGTATGATTAAAGGTCTTGGAACCCCTGTAATAAGATGAGCAGTTTCTAAATGGGGATCTAACCCCTCTTCACAAATTCTCATCATATTTCTATCCCCTGAGATATAAGCTGTAGCTACCCATTCAGCACCAACTTTATCTATATTTACAAATAAATGATCCTCATCGGCTAAGAGGAAGGATTTAAAATTATTAGGAATGTTTTGATTATTCATCCCTGTGTTGAAGATTGTTTTTCGAGAAGAAAGACGCCCGAAGATAGTTCCTCTTGGAACGTATGAACATCTATATCGGTTATCTTCATCTATGGTCATGGTTATGTAAGTTCCATAGAATTTTTGAAGAGTCTTGATTTTTTGAATCAAAGATGCTTCAGGAAGTGGAGCTCTCGTAGCTGTCCCTTTCGCCAATCTTTGTAATGCTTTGTCATCACAAGTAGGTTTCCCTTTTGTTTTGTAGGGGGGTATACCTAAAATATTATAGAAGTAGTTCTGCATTTGTGCAGAGGATTGCATGTTGAGGTAAACAGGTGTTCCATCCTTAAGTTTTGTTCTTGGGATTTTTTCTTTTGTGCCATAATGTTTGATGAGCTTTGGTTCAAGAGTTTCCTCAAGTTTGGTTATTAGGTCAGAGATTTCAATTTCGATATCTACCTTTACCTTCTTAATGGAC